TGCTAAAGACATTAGGTTTTTAGAAGGTAGAGTTCGTTTTCTTGGAACAAATACAAAAGGTGAATATGTAACCGACAAAGCACCAATGCACGATAGCATGGTGGTCGTTTTTGGTTGCAACTAACGTTTGACGGTATCAGCAGTATTTGCATCACAAATTTTAAATTGAAAAACAAATGACAAAATTAGTAGAAAATAATCAACAAGGCACGGCAAATATTGCTGATGACCGTGTGTTAGGCACAGTTGATTATTCTAAAATAACACTTTGTCCAAGTTTGAATTATAAATGTTATTGTCAAATAGCTGGACATTGCGAATATTGCCCGTATTTTCACACTAACAAAGGGGAAACTTGCAAAGGATGTGGAGCTAACTTTAAAGATAAATCATTAAATACTAAAGCAAAATATGAAAACAATAAGTTTTGAATATCATTTTGAAAGATTGTGGTATTGGTCAACTCCTTACATTCTAATTGGATTTTCCAAAGAACTTCCATTTGCTGATTGGGAGTTAATTTTTAGAATAGTTATACTTAAATGGTCTATTGAGTTTAAATGGGATAATTGTTATAAATACTATCCAAAGTATCGAAGCACTAACAATTGTGCCTAACGCCTACGGCTATGCCCAGTGGCGGATTACGAGTACAAAACTATCAAAATAAGATACAGAATGAACGAAGAAACAAACTTACAAACACCTACACAGCCGCCATTGGTTATAGCCGATGTTAGCCGCTGCCCTTCTATTAATTTTTTCAATGTCGATTGCATCGAGTTTATGAAGTCGAAGCCTGATAAATGTTACGATTTGGCAATAGTTGACCCGCCATACGGAATTGGAGTAAGTTCACAAGACAATACAAAAAGGGGTAAACTTGGCTCACATTATGAAAAAAAAGACTGGGATAAAGAACCGCCGAACAATGAATATTTTAATCAACTGTTTAGAGTAAGCAAAAACCAAGTTATTTGGGGAGCAAACCACTTTGTAGAAAGAATAAATAAAAACAGTAGTTGTTGGCTTGTTTGGAATAAAAAAACAGTTGGGAATACTGCGGATTGTGAACTTGCTTGGACTTCATTTAAAACCGCCGTAAGAAGATTTGATTTTATGTGGGAGGGTTTTTGGCAGGAGAATATGAAAAATAAAGAAAAGCGAATACACCCAACACAAAAACCAAGTTCACTTTATAGGTGGATTTTAAAAGAATACGCTAAAGAAGGATTTAAAATACTTGATACACACGGTGGCTCAATGTCAATAGCCAAAGCGTGCGAAATCGAAGGCTTCGACTTAGATATTTGCGAAATCGACAAAGAGTATTTTCAAGCGGGAGTAAACGCTTTTAATTTGCATAAAAGACAGCAGCGGCTCTTTTAGGGTTGCGGCTAACGGTTGACGCTATGCGTAGCGTGGGAGTTCGAAGCGGTTACTTATCCAACGTTGCAGAACTAAATTAGAAGCAGACCGCATAAAATGGCACTACAACCCACGTTACGTATGAGCGTGTGTTAGGCACAGTATGGTATTAATAGTTTAAACATAAAGATAAATTACATGGCAGATTGGACAGGGAATAGCAACAGCATTTATAAAACGCTTGGAGCAAGCAACCATACAGATAAAGAACGGCAAAACGAAGATTTTTATGCAACCGAACCAAAAGCAGCTAAATTACTTTTGGAATTAGAAACATTTTCGCCTAATATTTGGGAATGTGCTTGTGGCGATGGTAGTTTGAGTAAAGTATTTGAAAGTGCTGGATATAAAGTAAAAAGTACCGATTTAGTAGATAGGGGTTTTGGCGAAAATGGAATAGATTTTTTAAACACGCAAACTCAATGGAATGGTGATATAATTACAAACCCGCCTTACAAATTTGGAAAAGAGTTTGTTGAAAAAGCGTTGGAGCTAATACCAGAAGGGAAAAAGGTTGCAATGTTTCTAAAACTTCAATTTATGGAAGGTAAAGCAAGGAAAAATCTATTTATTAAATATCCTCCAAAAGTAATTTATGTTTCATCTTCTCGGTTGCTTTGTGCTAAAAATGCAGAGTTTGACAAAATGATTGAGGGAGGTGGTTCTGCTGTTGCTTATGGTTGGTATGTGTGGAAAAAAGGTTATAAAGGCAAAACCGAACTACAATGGTTCAATTAATGCACGGTCATAGTATTGTGCCTAACTACTAAATAACAACAACTATTATAGTTATTAGTGTAATTTTAGTACGATAACAGCAATAAAGTGTATATTTGCATTAAAAAAAATGGCAGCTCCAGTAAGTAATATAAATGCAAAAAAATGGAATCTTAAAAAATCCATTTCAATATTTAAAAAAGCAATTGAACTTTCTAATCAAAAAGAGATTTTCGACTTTGGAGTTAATGGGAAAAAAGAGGGATATAAATTTGATTTCATCGGGGAAATAGCTGCTGAATTAAAAGTATATAGAGAACTTTTCATATATTTAAAAGATACTTACAAAGTGTTGGAAAGGCTTGATAGACAATTGCATACGAATATCGAGCGAAATTGTTTTTCAAACACGAAAAAAGGTATCATTAAAGAGGGCACCGGAATAATAAATTTAAAGTCAAATTATAAGTGGAAGGATAGAGTAGATTCTACAACTGACGATAAAGAGATAGTTCAGCATTTTGGAGGAGTGTCATTTACTGTATTCGATGGAAGTTCTAAAGTATAATATAAGTCCTGTCCAGCTCCGGGCAATTCAATCACTGTTTAAAAAAAATATAAATAACCAGATAAATGAGGTTTTGTTTGGAGGGGCTAAAAACGGTGGGAAGTCATTTTTGGGATCAATAGCTCTAAATATGCTTGCATGTGATGACAGGTTTTCAGACCTGTCATTTTTTATTGCTAGACATACAAGAAAAGATTTGATTGACTATACCATTCCGACTATCAATAAATTTTTTAAGGAAAACAATTACGATATTAATAAATTTTGTAAGTACAACGGGCAAACTAACACTTTTCATTTTAGGAATAGATCAAGAATTCACCTCATAGATACAGCCTTTCAACCGTCGGATCCTATGTATGAGAGGTTTGGGTCGATGGAGATGACCGGGGGGTGGATAGAGGAAGGAGGAGAACATCATGAGTTAGCATATGAAAATTTAAAATTAAGCATCGGACGGCAAAATAATGATAAATACAATATTCCTAAATTCTTACTTATAACATGCAATCCGAAAAAAGGTTGGATGAAGCGTGAGTTCTACGACAAAGATAAATCGGGTAATATCGAGCCTAATAAGACGTTTATAAAATCATTAGTCACTGACAACACTTTTAGGGCTGCCGGATCGGAAGATATATTGAATAACATAAATAATAAGCGTGATTTATTAAGATTGCGATTTGGGGAATGGGAATATGACGACGATGACTACGCTTTAATACGATTTGAAAAGATAAATGACATATTCACTAATAACTTTGTAAAAAAAACAGGCAAGCGGTTTATAACATGTGATATTGCGTTATCAAATGACTCCTTTGTATTAATAGTGTGGGACAGCCTCGTAATTATTGACGTTGTTGTAATAAATAAAATAGGAGCTAAAACTCTATGTGATACAATATTAGATAGTGCAAAAAAACACTCCGTGCCGCAGTCGCAAATTCTTTATGACGCGGACGGGATAGGAGCTTATTTGCGCGAATTTATCCCATCCTCAATCGGTATCAATAACGGAGTTAAGCCTACCACGCCAGAATTTTATAATTTAAAATCGCAATTATATTATATGCTTGCTGATTTTATAAATGAAAATAAAATATATATTGACGCTCCTGTTAGCTTTGAAATAAAAAGTAGAATTATAGCAGAACTTCAAGTAGTAAAGATGAATCCAGACATCGTAGAAAAACTTGCAATACTTCCAAAGCCTAAAATTAAGGCAATGATAGGTCATAGCCCTGACATTTCAGACGCTATAGCATACCGGATGCTGGCGATTCTTATGTTCAATTATTGATTATATATTAATCGTAAAAAATTATTAAAAATTAATCAAAAAAGATTATACCTTTGTTAAAAAAAATACATGGGTGTGTTCTCATTTTTAAGTAATATTAAAAAACAAAAAGAAAGCAAAGAAATAGCTGTTAATTTTTTTGATGAGGATAAAGAAGATATTTACCCCCCAGCACCGCTAACAAGCAGTTATATATCTGACAAAGGGTTGTTGAATCTTTACAAGAACACACCTGAACTATACGCAATTATAACATATGTAGCTCAAGTTTGCTCAAATGTGACAATTAAGCATTATAAAAAACTTGTTAATGGCACCGAAAAAGAGGTTAAAAACTCAGAAATATTAGCTCTTTTAAAGAGGCCAAATGAGTACAAATCCGGCGAGTCTTTTTTAATTGATTTATTCAGCTCATTTTTTGTATATGGGAATGTCTATCTAAATTTTATGAGGCCAATAGGGTTTTCTTTCCCTTCTAAAATATATATATTACCGTCGTGCGACACTTTCCCGATACCTGTTAAATCAATAGACGACAAGGGTACTCCATATTTTGATACTGATCCACGATTGAATCCTGTACTACATTATAATTACTTCCTATCTCACAGTTATAAGAAAATCGAAAAAGAAACGATGTTGCATATTAAAGATTGCAACATATCACAGGAAGGTTCAGAATATTACCTAGGGTTTTCGAGACTTAGAGCTGCAATAAAAAGTAGTAATACTCTAATGTATTTATACGATGCGATAAATAACACTCTCGAAAATAGGGGGGCGATGGGAATTATTAAGAAAAATGACAGGCCAAACTCTGTAAGTCGTACATTGACATCTGAAGATAAAAGAAATATAGAAAGAACATTCACTAAAAATTACGGGATAACCGGTGCAAAAACACCAATAGCAATTGTAGACGCAGACTTGTCATATATGAGAATAGATGTGCCAATTTCTGATTTTATGCCTATTGAGTTAAAGGCTGATTTGGTAAAAACTATTTGCAGATGTATTGGCAATATACCAGACTCATTATTTTCCTCAGATAGCTCTAGTACTTATAACAATCAGATAATCAATGAAAGAAGAATGTACACTAATTGCATTATGCCAATAGTTGAACTCGTGTACAGTGAGTTGTCAAATTATTTTAAATTAGTGGAGAAGGGGGAAATTATTAAACCGTACTGGGGCGATGTCGAATGTCTGCAAGAAGACAATAAATTGATGGCAGAAGTCGAAAAAATAAGAAATGAAAATTTTAAAATAGCATACGATGCAGGTATTATTAGCAAAGAGTTTTGGCAGGAATCATTAAATTATCCAAAATATGAATCAGCACCGACCCCCGACCCGTCCACTGCGCAAAGAGCTGGAGGATGAAATAAAAATGAAGAAGAATCAATTATTGAAGAAATTAATAGTTAATAAAGATGTTTGAAGGATTCACTACGAAAAAAGAATTATTTGAATATCTTGTGAAAAACAAGGAAGAGCACATACGTCTAAAAAAAAATATAATCAAAACAACTGATAGTTGTTTTGCAAGATGCGAAAAGTATATACAAACGAAAGG